AAGATTATAATGATGGAAAAATAAGCTATATAGCAAGGTATATCCAAAAGTCCATGGGGTCTTTGAAACAAGCCTATGTTGCAGACAAAAATATTTCTTGGATATACAAACCAGCTCTTCTCTGGGAAGTTGCGGGAACAGAAAATCTAAAACCTGTAAATGGTCAAACAGCCACTGGAAACAAGTATGCCTTATCAGCTATTCCTTTAAATTCAAATTTAAGTGATCAGATTCCAAGAGTTGTAAACAATGAGATAGTAGATAACATTATTGATTTTGGAGACGGTATTCTTTATATTGGAAGATATAGCGGTTACTTCTACTCTGGTGGAGAAGTTATTAGATATGATGCAGTAGAGTATAACGTTTCTGTATTACCTTCTAGTGTTATAGGCTCCAGCTTTACTGGAGGAAATGTTTGGATATCTAGTCCACAAGAATATGAAGACTATTTCTCAAAACTTTCTTTTAATGGAAAGATTTACCCAACTGGTCGTGTAAGAATCTATGCAGAGCCAAACTATGAAACTATCAATGGAATAACAAGAATGGCCAATGGTCCAGTTGCAAAACATGGCAGAGAGCAATTTGGAACAACAATTGCAAACCATGTAGCTGGACTAGACTCTCACTGGACAAACAATGAAAACGTCCAGGGCTGTAAAATGAAATCTAACTACCTATTTGGAAACTTTTCTTTTGAAGGGGATACTGACTCTGGAGCAGCAGGAGTAAGTAAGTCTTTGGCTACTCAATCTTCTAGATCTAGCGTAATTAAAAACTATTTATCATATTCTTATAATGAAGAAACCTCCAATAAAAATAAACTTTCTTCTACATCAGAAACAGTTCAGGCGTCTGCCCTTGTTTTTAACGGCCCAGCATTTACTTCGCAAGAGTTACCCATTGATTTTATTTCCTATGTGAATAAACCACTAAATGGCTCTTTTAAGCACTTTGGAACAAGAATGAGAATTGTTGGAAAGCTTGAAAATAACGACAAGTCTATTCAAACACCAGCGGGAGCAACAACATACTTTAACGTTCTAACCACAACTCCAGACGAGAATAAAACCATTTCTGGTGGTTCTGGAGGAATTGCAACACTGTTAAATCCAGAAAACAATAATGGATATTACTTTGAAATTGCAGCACTTTCAGAAAAGAATATAGATCTATATAAGAAAAATAATCCTACCATTAGGAAAAACATAACACGCTTTAATGCTACTAGTAGTAATACTGCTGTTGTTTATGTTTCTTCTGGTAGCACTCTATACCCAGTTGGAACGAAGGTTAAAATTGATTCAGGAAAAGCAGCTAGCTCTAGCCCAGTAAACCTTCCAGTATATGCACTAGGAACTTGGACTGTAATTTCGGCAACATCTACAGCTATAACTATATCTGGCTTTGGCTTTACCGTTGCAGATACTACTGGAATTAATGAAACTGAAAATATTTCTTTAGCCCCAACTGCATTTAGTACTGACGGAATATCAAACGTATTTTTCTATAAAGTTGTAAAAAATACTAGCTTTGACATTAAAACTTTAACAAGCTATAATCTTAATGGTGTTTCTACCGAAACAACTCTCACTGCTCCAACAGACGGCCAACTTATTTTGCCAGATCCTCTTGGAGGGCTTGCTCCGTTCATTGTTCAAATCGGACAAAGAGTTTGGCTAACTGGTCAGACTATTGCTTCACAAAATGGCTACTACAAGCTAACGACTCCTGGATCAGAAACTTCAAAATGGGTTTTAACAAAAGACGAAGACGCAATCCCAGTAAGGTTGTGGAGCGGACTATCCTCAATTATTGTTGATGACGGAAATTTTGCTGGGCAGTCAAGGGTAACGGCAGAAGAGCTAACTACAGTATACGACTTAGCCATAGAGTATAGAGATATAAATAATTCTAGAAGATTTTATCTATACTTAAATGATACCGAGATTGCAGTTGTAGATGACTTTGATCCACTTCCATTAAACAATGCAAATAACATGGCTGTTTTTACTCGTGGATCATCTCACTGTATGTTTGAAAATGTTTATGCTTTAGCAAATAACTATAGCCAAAACTCAAGCGAATCTTTAGGTCCAATTGCAAACGAAATCTTTACAAACAAAACAGACATATCGTCTAACGAAGCATTTAGAAAATACTCAATTAATGGCATTGTTCAGCCAACATTCCTTTCTGGAATAAACTCTGCTCAGCCGCCGCAATACAGAATATTCTATGATGAGTTTGGCAGTATATTTAGAGAAGCTGCATACTTTAATATTAAATATGATAAGGCTTACCCAGCACTATACTCTATGATCTCTCCAACTTTCAATAAGCTTCGTGGCTACACAGTCTCTGGTTTTTTTGGAGGAGCATATGGGGCAGAGTTTTTAATCTTTAACGCCACAGACACCTTCTTATTTTTTGATGAAACTGTTGGAAACTATCTAAGAATTCAGGGTATTACTTTTACCCAAGACTCTAGGTATGACTTAACCGTAGACAACTATTTTGAAAAAACTTCAAACTTTGCAAACCCACAGATAAAAGAAGATATGACAATTTTGTCACCATCAACCCAAAAAGAATTATTTAATGATATAAAAACTAGCAGAATAAGTTATGGAAGAAATCAGTTTACCCTAGATTCTGTCTATATCCAAAGTGCTGATGCAGCTAATAATTTAATGAAGTGGCTAATCTCAAAGATAATGAAACCAAGAAAATCTGTTGGCGTTAGTGTTTTTGCAAATCCAACTATACAACTAGGAGATATTTTATCTATAAACTATGCGGATAGCACAAACGAGCTAGCCTTTGATCCAGATAAAAGATTTATAGTTTACAGTATTGATTACAAGAAAGACCCCTCTGGACCAAGCATGACGTTGTATATGAGTGAGGTATAGAATGGCAAACTATGATGCAATTGCAACAAGAGTTATGCGTGGAGACTTTGGAAATGGTCAGGATAGAAAAAATAGACTTAGGGCTGCGGGATATAGTGCTGCAGAGATAACCGCTATTCAGCAAAGAGTTAATCAGATGTTTTATGGTGCTCCTGTAACAGCAGCTCCTGCACCAGCTCCAGTAGTAGATCAAGCTGCTATAGATAGGGCAGCTCAGGAAGAGAGAGATAGACTAGCTAGAGAACAAGCGGATAGGGACAGGGCTGCCCAGGAAGCTCGAGAGAGGGAAGCAGCAGCAGCTGCAGAAGAGCAAAGAAGGCTAGATGCCTTGGCAAGAATGCCAAAACCACTAGAAACTTCTCCGAGAGACCCAGTTAAATATGCAACTCCATCGGACGTTCTTATTGATACAAACGATTTGCCAGTAGAGCTAATACTTAAACTAACACTAGAAAAAATTGGGGGATTGGAGTTAATTAGCCTTGTAAGACACGATACCGTTAATGGACAAAATATAGTCTATAGGCCAATAAAAAATATTTCTCAAATAGCAATTGAATATAACCCACAGAATATGGTAAAGATGCCAGATTCTGCAGACTCATACTTTAAGAATTTTGCTATAAAACTAGAAAACCATATACAGCAAGAAACAAATGAGTTACCACCCTTGGTTGCATACATAGATCCGATTACGGAAAATGTTATAATTGAAACAACCAATATAAAAGCTGATTATGAGGTAGAGGTTCAGATGGTCTCTTCTGGGAAGGTTTTTGATGGTACAATATATACAGAGGACTATTCATGATTACAAACATTGGTAAAAACCTATTAGCTAAATACCTTATTGGACAAGCTCCAGCTTATGCAACTCACATTGCTATTGGTTGTGGTCCCCAGCCAAAAGCCGTCGATGAAGAACTAACAAGCCTCGAGTTTGCCGACATTTTAGAAAAAAAGAATCTAGACTTTGAAATGTTTCGTGTTCCAATTAGCTCTAGGGGATATGTAAATGAAAATGGAAATTCTAAAATTGTTTTAACAGCCGAGCTACCGACGGTTGAAAGATATGAGATTACAGAGATAGGTGTTTATTCTGCTGCGTCAAACCCAACAGCTGGGGCATATGACAGCAAGACCGTGTATTCTTTTTCAACAACAGAGAACTGGGAACGTCATACAGCAACGACTGTAACGGCGGTAGAAACAGTCAATGGCCCTTTAGCTACGAGCATTGTCCCTGGAGAAGAAACAATAATCAATCAAGCTTCTCCAATTTTTCAAACTAACGCAGACAACAAAACATTACTAGATATTAATAGGCTAGAAAGATATGAGTCTTGCAGATATTTAAATAACACAATCTTTATGGCTGGAAACACTTCAACTCTTTCCATAGCATCAGGCGAATCAAAAATGACTGCTAGCTCTGGAAGCGAACACATACATCTTTCTGGAGCAAGCATTGGCTTTAATAAAAACTCAGATAACGATGAGCTAAAGCTTGCTTTTTCTATTGTTAGTAAAAGTGCAACATCAGCAGCCAATCTTGTTCATCCGACCAGAGTAAAGATCTTGGTTGAGTTTGCAGACAACGATTCTGGAGATGCAACAAACTATGCTCAGTTCCAGGTAGATATAACAAACGGGGTAGGGGGATATGACTTTGCAACCAATAGATACATTGTCGAAACTATAAAACTAGGACAGTTAGTTAAGAGTCCAACATTTACTTGGAATTCCGTCAACGTTGTAAAAGTCTGGGCCTCAGTTCTAGGTGCAGGGGGAACTCCAACATCAGACTACTACGT